GTATTGAGACTTCCTGTCATTCCCTCTCCATCGGTGGAATAGTTTCCAGTGTAATTCAATACCTGGGTGTCAACCGCATGAGAGTGTGCCTGAAACTCATCAATGGTCAAGATATAACCTTCAGTCTCTCTGATCATATTATATCTCAAATTTCCATTGAAGTTGATGTCTGAAGATGATCCTTCGACTTCCATACCAGCTTGCAATGCACCGAAGCTAGTTCCATCTACCCTGACTACACCATCACCATTATCATCTACGAGTGAGATATTTCCATTATGTCCATTTGTAATGCGCCATGGTGTATTGAAGTTCCAGGATAATTTATCACCTGCTTGATATCCTTCACCAGGGTTGATGATAGCAAGAATCTTCCACTTTGTTCTGCCACCTTCATCGCCTTGCATGCGAATTTTAAATACTGCACCAGCACCAGATCCACCTTGCATCTGGAAATTTTCTTCTACAAAATCGCGATCATCTTCCCAATAATCATACTCACTCCCTGTGTCCTGCCAAAAATCAGAACCAGCATTATTGTAGAACCAAGCATCAGTAGTTCCTGTCTTGAATCCTTCAGACTCAATTGCTGGAGAAACTGATGTAACTTTAAAAATTCTATTACCTGTTCCTGCCAGGTCATCCCACTCAACAACTGAACACTCGTCATCTACTTTATATCCAGATCCTCTCTGACCATTAACGTATGCATTAAGTCTAACTTTTGACCTATTGAAATCACCATTTGGTCTTTGGTTTGGTTCGATTGTGACATTCATGACACAACCAACACCATCGGTTAATCGATCTGTATTGCCGCTATTGTTTCTCCTGATTCTGAAGTCTCCTGTGATATTTTCAAAGGCATTGTTCCACCAGTTGGTACTATTACCAGGAGCATTTCTATAACCATAATCACCAAAGTCATCACCACTCCATGTAGAACCACCAGGAAGACTATCACCGTTCACGTCTGTTACCTGACGCATTAAGAATCCTGTAATAGCACCGCCACCACCTACAGATCCATTGTATCCACTCCAAGTAGCGATACCATTATTACTAGCCGAACCAGAAGTATAATTGACGAAGATTCTATTCTCTTCGCCCTCAAGGATTGCTTCACATTCTACACCAACCTTTGTTACGTTGGGTTTATTTTCCATGAAGATGTTAGTATAGTCTCCACTACCACCACTAGGAATAATAACTTTAGATCCTAAATCTGGTAACTGAAAACTGCCAAGATCACCTGTCTCTGGATCTGGATCTCTTAAATTTGTTTTCTCTTTCTTGAATCTACATTCTTCACCAACACCGAGAATCTGTGCTAACAAATAATAATCTTTTGCATTGTGTACCGATCCATCACACTTCAAAAATCCACCAGGCAAATCATCTTTAAATTTTGCCGTGTTAGGATCATTATTAACACCAATACCAGGGGTCGTATGAATCTGGATGGTGCCAGGAACACCACCAAACAAAGACTTATTTCTTGTGTAGTTAGTAGATTTAGACCTTACCATTAGTATGCTCTGATGATGTATATACAGGTTAATTTGGGTTGTGCAGTAACAAAGTCAATTTTTAATGCTGCTTCATTCTGTGAATTGTCTGGGTTTGTGCTAGGGGGCAAATTAACATTAGCAATAAGACTTGACTGTGGTTTTAGTCTGGTTGAGTCAAATTCAACATCAAATGTACCATGATCATGAGGATAAATTTTATCCGTACCAGGAGCATCAGCGGTGAAATTATATGCTGGGTGACTCAACAAACTCCTACCACTAACGTCACTCTCTGGTTGAGTATCATTGAAGTAATTTCTGATTCCTACTGGAACATTAACATCATTACTACCAGCACCATATGGAATACTTTGTTCATTTGGTCCGCCAATAAAGTATCCGTCCTCATGTTTATCTGTGTCAAGGAAAGCGGGCGTCAATGGTGTATACCTCAATTCCTTCGGTTTAAGGTTAATTGGTGGAGATTCTGACCACGTTAAACCAAAAACTTTGTTAGCGGAACCCTGATTTCTTCCATCAGGACTAATCTCACCAGATCCTTGTTCTGGCCATCTGTAAGAAAGTAGTGCAGGAGCATTTGGTGCATTGTTTACCGATTGGAAGTTTTCATACAAACCACCAATGATACCTGGTCTAGCGTTTACAACAGCTCCAACTTCACCTCTTTCTGTGGGATCACTCGTCTCTCTACCTTGGACAGTATTATCAGTCCAACCAAAGAATACAAGGTCGCCATCACCAACGGCACCAACGGCACCACCACTGTCGATGTCAACCGCTGACACATATAATGTATATGAGACTGGATAGTAAGGAACAACACCATCACCAGGGAATCTCGGGTCGTCATTATTAATAGTGGTGACATTTCCTGGGTGATTATGTCTAGTAATATGCTTTCTGCCTAGTTTTCTGGGAGCAACATATACTGTCTTTGCTCCTTCACCAGCAATAATAGTGTTACCAGTAATTTTTCCTTGATAACCAGTTCTATCGTTTGGACTAATTTGGAAAATAATGTCTGTTGTGATGTCAGTAAAACTACCACGAAGTGCGTTTCCTTCAGTGTTTGCTTTCTTGTCACCGACAATGGAGCTCATAATAGATCTAGCGTCAGTATCCTGATCTGCTGCTCTTCCTGTAAGAGCAAAATAGTCATTCTCAATATCCATCAACATTCTACCATTTAGATCTGGTAGAGTGATCGCTCCATTATATGATGGAAATGTTCCAGTAAAATTACTACTAGATCCCATGTTATATGAGTCACCAATAGTAGCAGCTAGTAAAGGAAATTCATCCGCAGCGAGTGTTGACCCATCACAAATAACCCAACCATGGGGGATAGAACTCAATCCCCCAGTCCACGCCATAATGGTGCCGATGACGGCACCCTTTGCTTCATGTCTCTCCTGATAGAACATGTATCAAACCTCTGCAATATACCAACCAACCTTACCGCCAGGTACTGCTGTTTGACCGTCTGGTGTAGAAGATCCAGCAAAGACCAGCGTAAACGCTGCATATGGAGTCTGGACAATCAGTTCACCACCATCAAATCCATCAGAAACCAAATTGCCAGAATTAGCAACACCACTCATCATCGCAGTTCCAGTATTGTCAGTACCACCCTGAACATTAACGTTGGAAGGTGCTCTAACAATCATACTCATGTTATATGTAAGGAGTCCACCTATATCTATAATGCGAATCATATCGCCAATTAGACAATCACCTAGTGGTGGTAGTTTGACAACAGTATTTTGACTTGCATTGATAAAGTAGTTAACATTTGGTTCTGTTTGAACAAGTTGTTCTGCAGTGTACTCCCACTTACGACCACCAGTTCTGGTGATGTAGTTCTCAATACTAGCGATTGTCATGCCACCAGTGTCATCAACTGCGAAGATCTCATCGCCACCAGAGTTGACCGTTAGATCACCACCATTGATGGTAATGTCTCCCGTAACAGTAATGTCACCGCCGAATGTTGCGGTTCCATCGCCAACTGCAGATAGTGTACCAGTAACTGTGAGGTCACCGCTAGAATTTTCAAACGTCAGTTTCTCGGTAGTTCCATCTTCACCGAAGATCTTAATGTCACCACCGTTGATCGTTAGATCACCAGTTGCAGTATCAACTTCCAGAGTAGTTCTTTCTGTGATACTAGTAGAACCGCCATTCGTGAGTCTGAAGAATTCAACACCCTCGACAGTAGCACCTCTGACCGTCAGAGTATTATTAACAGTAAGAGTGCCAGCAATATTTGTATTACCATTTGTGCCCTCAACAACAAACTTATCAAATCCTTGTCCGACACTCAATCTTCCATTGAGTTTGGTATTACCTGTAGTAGAATCTACTCTGAATACCTCGGTTTCAGGAGTGCCACCATCAGTAACACGCAGTGCCTGAATATCTGTGGAGATAAGTTCAGCGACTTTGACGATTTCGGTGTTGTCTAGAATCAGATAATCGTTAGTGGTTAGAGTTCCGCCGAATTCTGCAACACCAATTCTGATGTCAGCAGTAGAAGTACCAGCACTCGTGTTACCTGTGTCTAGTTCACCATCGTTGTCTAGATCAAATCCAGTGATGAAAGATGCATTGGCAGACTTATCAAGTTTAGCAATGATGCTTTCGTCTGGGTGATCGACTCTAGTAGCAGTGCCATCAATACCTCTCTTAACACCTAGTCTGTAACCAAGAGTGTCAGTTGGGTCAGTGACGTTGATTAGAGCAGTAACTTGGACAATCTCCGAGTATTGCTGATCTGCTGCAACAGTGTTACCTTGGTCATCAACAGAATCAACTGCTTGTGGATGTCCTCTGTCGATGAGAAGAAGATCACCGATCTTGAAGTCATCAGGTGCTGGAGCTGTAATTGGTAGGTAGTAGAGTTCACCAGCAGCATTGACTTGGTTAACTCTGAAGGTTAGATCCTGACCACCAGCTGCACCACCAAGTTGATCTGAAGTAATAACCAGAGGATCGTTGTCAGAATATCCAGAACCAGGAGAAACCAGAGTAATGGTAACATCACCAGAACCATCGATCTCAACGTTGAACAATGCTCCAGTACCGTTGCCAGTAGTGGTTGCTGAAAGGTTATCATACAGTACGTTTGCAACCCAATCAGGGCTGTTTGTTGGACTGATGTTATCAACAGCAGCAATTTGACCACCCGCTAGTAGGAATGTATCGCTACCCCATGGTGCAACACCACCTGTATCGATCTTCTTACCAGTCTCATAATACTTGAGGAAGGTGATGTTAGGATCTTCCAGAGATCCAATCTGGTGATCTGCAGTAGATGTAGCAAATCTTGCTCTATTAATTCTGATGATACCTGCATTCAAACCACCAGAGAGTGTGATAGTACCATCAGAAGTGGTGCTACCCTGTACCTTCAGGGAGTTTCTAACAGTAGTGAAACCACCCAGACCAGCGATGTTAACGGATGCAGCGTTTGCACCAATGTTAACAGAAGTTGTCGCTGCACCATCAAAGAGGTTGCCTTCTGCTGCTAGCGTGAAGATACGAGCAGTAGATGAACCAGCGAAAGCAGCGACCTCTAGGGTTCCAGCAACCTTGGTTTGGTATGTACCAATGTAAGTAGATGTTGCCAGGTTAGGAGCACCACCACCAATGTTGATAGAACAGTTAGATGTAATTGCGTCTTCGACAGATGCAATATCAACGAAAGCACTCTTGGAACGCTTGTGAATTTCTAGTGTAGTGGATCCAGCGTTACCACCGATTCTCAATGTGTGAGAAGCAGTGTCTGCTACGTTCATACCAACACTAATCGACTGATCCGATTGAGTAGTGTTACCAAGCGACAGAGATTCGGCAGCACCTAGACCAATAAAGAAGTCAACATTAGTGTTAAGGAACTGGAATGTTTCTGAAGTAGAGTTCAGATCTCCACCGTCGATGCTCAAGTCATCTTCGATCAGAGTATTGCCAGTGATTCTAGCATCACCATAGACTACGAAGTTTCTATCAAGTTCTCTCTCGGCAAGACCACCGATGGAGGTGTTGACACCAAATCTACCACCAGCAGCGTAAGTAGTACCAGGAGAAGCAGGATCAGAGGTCGAAATACGAACAGTTGCGATAGCATCAGGATCGTCGCTCTCACCACCAACCAAGAATGCATTATCTACAGTGAAGTAGGTCTTTGCATTAGATGCTTCAGCGAAGTAGTTGTTTACATCTACTAGACCAGCATTGTCATATGTGACCAGAGTCTTACCACTGATGAATGCAGTACCAACAACGTCTAGGTTAGCACGAGGATCAGTATCTACACTGACATTAGCGACGTTGGTTGCTTCTTTAGCAGAGCGTCCAATCGTGTTGATGCCAAGTCTGAAGTCACCGAATGTATCAGTGTCAGTTCTCAATGCTTCAGCACCGATTACACCGAGTTCCTTCCATCTGGATAGAGAGATCTCAATCTTCGCACCAGGACCTTCTGCCGACCAATCGTAAACGTTCTGTGCAATCTGGTTGAACAGTTGAATCTTACAAGTGGATGCAGTTGGATCGAATCCAGAAGCTAGAACCTTCCAAGATCCATTGAAGAATGTATTAGAGAAGTTAGAGATGCGTAGGGTTTCTCCTACTCTGACATTCAACTGCTGGTTGCTGACACCTGCACCCCACTGAATTTCAATGGTTGTTGTATTGTCAGAAGTTAGCGAGAAGATAGAAGCATCAGGAATCTCGGTGAAGAAATTGGTGTAAATCCAACCCAGAGAACCACTTCTGTTTACTTCCAGACCCTTGTACAGGATGTCACCTGCAGAAGGAGCAATAGAAGAACCATAAGTAACTTCCTGTGCGGTGTACCATGCAGTACCACCAGCAGCAAGCAATCCTGTGTTATTTGGAGTGATGTTGGATGGGAATCCACCCGCAACATGAGTTCTCCAAGTGTAAGATTGACCAGGATTTTCTACAGTACCGCGTGGGTTGAATCTGTAAACAGCGGCGTTGATGCTGTTCTTGGTAAGAACAATGTCGCCATCCAGTCTGTTTCTGAAAGCGGTTCTATCCTGTGTAGGATCGTCTCCAGACTGTGTTAGAGATAGGATACGTAGAGAATCGCCATCCAGAGGATCAACGTTGATCTGAACAGGATTGTTCATGAAGGTCTCACCTTCAATCGTTACCTT